TCTCCAACCTTGCAACTTGCATTTGTTTGCTCGATAATCCAATCATTCGCCCAGAATGGTGCATTTTTAGCGGCGCTGGATACTGTACCACGGACTACGTAGATATTATCTGTACAGCTGTAGCCGATTTTATAATTATCGTCACGTGCTCCGGCAATATAAGTTGTACCGCTCTGTAAGTTCCATCTTGCTTTTGTGTTAGTCTTTTCGTCTGGTAAGATTTCTGTATCGAAATAGCAATTACCATCCAAGTTCAGGCTTGTAAGTTCCGTGTGGTCTACCGCTGTACTTGCATTAACCGTAACGTTGCACTGTGCTGTGTATCCACCATCCGCGGTAGTTACAGTTACGATCGCTGATCCGGCTGTCTTGGCTGTAACCTTTCCACCAGATACGGATACATTGCTGTTGCTTGCACTCCATGTAACAGACTTATTAGTTCTCATCAATCCCCTTAATGTTTCCATCTTCATCAAGCTCCAGCGCACCGCCTTCTTTAAGTTTAAATGCCATGTAACCGACATCATCCGTCTTTGCATTCATGAGAGCAACCTTGATAGCAGATTCAAGTCTTGTCTCATCAAGTTCTTTCTGTAAATTTGCCACCTGTGTTTCGTATGCTGTAATCTTCCCCTGGAGTGCTTCATCGTTTTTTGCATCTTTCTTCAACTGTTCAATCAGCTTCGTTGATTCTCCATGCTGTGTGTTCAGGGTGTCATAGTCCGTCTTCAGTTTTCCGTATCGGATATCCAAATTCTCCTCACTGGCAGTATAAATCTTATTCTCTTTCATACTTGCTGTAATCGCCTTAATCTGTTCATCCGATAAACCCTGTGCTTTTAATAATTCTTCTAATGTCATTTTGTATTTCCCCTTTCTTACGCTTTTTACATGTCTCGTCCATGATCTGCGGAATAGTGTTTTACATCCCTGTGGATGAAATGGCATTAAAAAAAGACATCCTTCGATGCCTTAAATCAATATATCCTTGTCCTTGCCACCCGCCACCCACTATTTCACCCATAGTTGGGAGATAATTGGATCACCGCCTTATCAGCAAAATTTGCATAGAATAATTAATGCGACACAAACAATCATGATATTAATGCTCGATGTTGCCATATTCTCACCTCTTTCTTAAAAATGGGTACAAAAATACCACTAACCATTTCTGATCAGTGGTATCTATAATACTTTTTCAATATCTTTCTTATCAACAGTAATTGTTTCCCAGTTAGTAGGAGAATCACCAATGTCAACTTCGCAAGCATCTTCAAAAAGTTCAACTATGGTCCCTATTCGCCCATCCTTTAATTTAACTACATCATATTGTTTCATAGTTCTCACCTCTTGTCTACATAAATCGATGTTAGCCTTGGTTCAGCGTTGTCGTTATCTTTAATCCATGCTGTTAATACATTTGCTGTTTTTCCATTCGGTCCTGTTATCTGCATAATTTGCTCATAGCGCTTTCCGTATTTGTCTTCTCTCTTATATACTAACTCTTTTTCATCAAAAGAATCAAGTATTTTCGTTTTTAAGTCTGTATAACTTTCTTTTGTATATCCAAGTGCTTCTTTAAAAGCTTTTGCTTTTTCTTTACCTGTAGGATGTTCAAAATTTAATGCATATTCCGTTAATTTCTCATCTGGGATTTTCGCAAAAAATTGCAAATCCATCTTTATTTTGTTGCCTTTAGAATTTTCCACAGTTCCTATATATTTTTTATTGAATTATTAGATAATCCGCACTGCATGATGTCATAATCATCTATCAGGCCCTTGATTGGTTTCAATCCACTAAACTGCTTTTTGTTGTAATCCAATCGCCAGAACGGGATATATCCCAGCGAACACCCCATCTTCTTACCTGTCTTCTGATCAGTAAATACGATGTGTGGTCTTGGATTCACCGGTTCAGATTCATCCTGAACAATCTTTCCATTCAAACCATCCTGAATATAATAAAATGTTTCTGTTTCAGACCATACCTGAATCTTTCGGATTACTTTCTTTCCCTGTTCTATACGGTCCACATAATGATATATAATGTATCGCTTATGATCTGAAGTATCCTTTTCTCTGCACTCTACTACGCCCATGCTGTCTGCACACATAAATGTAAGCCGATCATCGGCATTCTTATATGCGAACAGATACTCGAATCCCTTCGTGTATGCTCCTATGATCACATCGCCAATCTCTGACCAGAACTCATCATCAAAATAGTTATCCAGATGCTCCTGTAACCCTTCCGCCGTATCCTTGGCAACCATTGGGTTTTCATCAAACGAAAGCATATAGGCTGACAGTTGATCCGAAAGCTCAGTAAAGAACGGGTGACTGATCTTAACATTCGACCGCACCTTGTCTTCTATCAGTTTTCCATCAGCATTGTAGTAGAATAATCTATATTTTCTTATGTCGTGTTCGCCTTCGTAGTATCTTTGACCAACACCGGCAAACTTTTTCTTCTCTGATACAATATCATTATCTATAAATTTCTGTACCTCTGATACACTCAGCAACCTTTACACCTTCCTTCTTCGATTAATCAATAGGACTTGGGGAATGTAATAGATTTCAACTTCTCACGTTGTCTATCATCATTCATTCCCCTGAATATGATCTGGTTGCCATTGTGTCTGCATGTAAGCATTAATGGACTTCTGTTGATCTTCCAGTAAGCATCGGCCTTATCTCCAAACATCTTGTACAGAGAACCTGTTAGTTCTGCAAAGGTACTGTCTCGATTGGTGATATCAGACTTTCTCATGGCTACAAGGTTTCTTCCTTTGTCTCTCATTAGTCTCAGGATGTAATTCTGCGCTGTATCCACACTCTTTCCTGAACCAGCAGAACCTTTCATCACGATGTAGCGTTTTTTACTGCGGTCAACCTCTTTAAAGCATGGATTAGCTTGAACATTTATTTTCACAGGCAATCAGCTTCTTTAAAGGCTTTGAAAAGTTTCGGTGACTGAATAGCAATCCAGTCTGTAATCTCCTCGTTCCGTCCCCAGCTTTCGGCACCGCCACTGTTATTCCATAATCCAGACTCGTACAGAAACGCGTGAATAATTTCATGCCTGAGTACCTTCTTCTTGTACTCTTTCAAATTCATTAAAGAGTTTCTACTGGATTCTAACTTCGCAATCCTAATCTGATGAATACTCTGATCCATACATCCATCACAACCCTCTGGAAGTTTTTCATCTGGCGTATCAAAATATATCTTATATAACGTTCCTAAAATATTAACTTTCTTCATTGTCATTATCTCCATAATCAATCGTGATGTTCAGGTCCATATCTGCATCAACTTCCAGCTTGTCCTTGAACATTCCAAGATGTTTACCAAGTAACTCCAAAGCTTTCATCTTGTCATTCAAACGAACTTCTCTTTCGACCGATTTTCCCTTTGCTCCGTCCATTGTCTTAACTTTTACAGACTGGATGCACGCCAGATCATCTTCTGTCGCATCTGCTTTTACTGATGCATCTTTGGGATTGATTACATTCTGTGGATTCACAAATGCTATTCGTGCCAGTTCCTGAATCACTCGGTCCTGACTGATGCCGGTTCTCTTCGATCTCTCAGCCATTGCTTTTGCGATATTTTCTTGAATACAAGTTTTCCCAAGTAATTCAGGTCCGATTCTATCTGCTGTTTTTGACGAATACCCCGCTCGGATAGCTGCCTGAGTGGCATTCAAGTCAATTAGATATTCATCACAAAATGTTTTCTGTTTCTTAGTCACTCAGACTCACCTCCTGTTTTTTTGCATTAGAAAAGCACCCCGGAGGGTGCCTCAAATTCATCATTTATTTTCGCTTGCTTCCATCGCTCTTTCTACATAGTCAATTGCCTCTTGACTTAAAGAGCCTAAGAATGGAATCCCTGTAGTATTATTATAATTCGGAAGGAATTTCTCTCTTCTCAATTCTTCACATGCTTCGCAAAACATACTTTTATCCATTCCTACGTCAGCTGGTTTTACATTGTCCAAGTGCTCTCCATTTTTATACGCTCCGTATAGTTCTGCAAGCACGAGTGTTGCTTCATTTGTTAAATCGTTCATTATTAGTCCTCCTTAAAAATCACCTAAAACCTACTCCCATAATATCCCATTTCTCGACATTACGCAACGAAAAAGACACCCGCGTTGCCAGGTGTCTTCTCTCGGTTTTATTAGGTTGTGGGGGAACTGATCGAATGATTTAATATCTGTTCATTAATTCCAGTATAAGGATAACAGACTTACATACTGAACTGCAATGAACTATTCAGGATATTTTAAATGTCCTAATGCCTTACCATGCAATTTGTGGACCCATCTTTCAGAACAATCCATTTTTTCTGCTATTTCCCACCAACGCAATCCTTTTATGTACCGGTAGAACAACACGTCATTCTCATCTTCATTTTTTATTTCCTTAATCTGTTTTTCGATAGAAATATATGACTCAATACAACTTTCCTTTTCTGTTCCAAGTTTTTCTACCAACGAATCAATCCTTGCCAGCTCATCAGATAGATCCTTCTGATTTCCGCTTCCATGCGGCATACCTGAATAATCAATTGCCTTCACAGATTCCGCTAGCTCCTTCAGTTCGGTAATTTCATCATCAATACGATTGATACGTCTTCTACTGGATCTGTATCCTCTCAGATATTCTTTCTTCCGGTTATTCTCATTCTTGATATTGTTTTCTTCCAGTCTCTGCTCCACCGGTATCCACTCCCTTCATTTTCTTATCTTTCCATTCATCTATGCGCTTATCGCTCTATCAAGCAGATACATGTACAATTCTTTGTATACGTCCCTTTCAGCAGCAGCTTTAATCCGGCCGTCTACAATATCGCTTGCATCCTCTGTATTCTTTTCATAGGTGTTCATTGCTTTTTTCATGGCTTCTCGCTTATCAACTTCCTCTTTGAGCTTACGCTTTAACTCTTCACCTATTTTCTTAGTTTCGACTAATTCCAGTTTCAATGCATTTATTGTCTCTTCTGCTTCTTCAGTAGTATTTCCACCTGACACTTCTACACCAAGCGAAAGCATAAGAGCCTCATCAATTCTCCGCATCTCATCGTCAGTACATGATCTGATATACTCTTCCAGCCTGTCCTTTGACACATTGGAAATACGCTCACACAATGCCACTGATGGAACTTTGCACATTATGTTCACATGTGTAGGAATTAAATTTCTTTCATCTGCTGTCAAAT